TTTGGGAAAAAGAATTAGAAAAAAATGGCTTGGATAGACGGGAATCAGGAACTCTACAAGAAATTCAAGGAAGTAAACCAAGAGGTTCTTTCAAAAGAAGGTTATATCGAAGAAGGAGAGGCTAAGCTCCTTCTATATAAATTTCTTAGGGATAATCCTTCATTTACCTGTGAGTTATTCACGGGTGTGAAGTTATTTCCCTTTCAGCATATGGCCATCAAATCTATGATGGAGACAGACTACTTTTTAGGAATCTGGAGTCGAGGCATGAGTAAATCATTCTCAACTGCTGTATTTGCCATCTTAGATGCTATTATGAATCAAGGAGTCCAGATAGGTATCATATCTAAGTCTTTTCGTCAGGCTAAGATGATTTTCAAAAAGATTGAAGATATTGCTAAAAGCCCTAAAGCAGAGTTTCTATCTCAATGCATAACTAGGACATCTAAAATGAATGATGAATGGGTTATGGAAATAGGCACTAGTAGTATCAGAGCGTTACCTTTGGGTGACGGAGAAAAGCTGCGAGGCTTCCGATTCCAGAGAATGATCATAGATGAGCTTCTCCTGATGCCTGAGAAGATTTTCAACGAGGTTATCATGCCATTCCTATCTGTCGTTGAGAATCCAACTGAGCGCCAAGAAACGTATGATATCGAGACGAAGATGATCAAAGAGGGAGAGATGGAGGAAAACGAAAGGACTCGTTGGCCAAATAACAAAATTATTGGTTTATCTTCTGCGTCCTACAAATTTGAATACCTTTATAAGCTTTATCAACAATATGAGAGCTTAATCATTAATGAAAACAAGCAAGACGGCGCTCATCGTGTGATTATGCATTTTAGTTATGATTGCGCCCCTGATCAGCTATATGATCAAAATTTGATTAATCAATCTAAATCAACAATGAGTCAGTCTCAGTTTGATCGAGAGTTTGGAGCTGTGTTTACAGATGATAGCTCTGGTTACTTCAAAGTTAGTAAAATGGCTTCTTGTACTATTCCTGATGGAGAAGGTCAATGTGTCGAGGTTATTGGAGATCCCTCCTCAAAATACATATTGGCATTTGACCCCTCTTGGTCTGAGAGTGAAAGCTCAGATGATTTTGCTATACTCGTGATAAAAGTCCACCCAGATACTAGGAAAGGCACTGTAGTGCATAGCTATGCTGTTTCTGGTTCTAGCTTACAAACGCACATAAGATATATGGCATATCTGTTAACCCACTTCAATATTGAGATGGTCGTAGGTGACTACAATGGAGGTGTCCAGTTTTTGAGCGCGTGTAAGGAAAGCGGTATATTTAAAAAAGAAAAATTAAAAATAGATACTGTAGAGGCTGAATTAGATAACCCGAAAGATTATCAGAAAGGTATTAGACAACTAAAAAACTCAATAGATAAATCTTCTAGAAAATATGTGTTTTTAAGGAAGCCTAGTTCTACATGGATTCGTTTTGCTAATGAGAGCTTGCAATCTGCATTTGATCATAAACGGATATTCTTCGCTGGTTCAGCTATGGATGAGAACTACAACTTGCAGAGAAAAGCTAATATACCCATTGAGAATTTAAAGTTCTTGAGAAATCAAGATGTGGAAGAAAAAAATAAAGGAGCTAAGATGATCGATTTTGTAGAGCATCAGAGAGATATGATGGATCTTATGAAAGTACAATGTGCTTTAGTGCAGGTAACGACATCTCCACAAGGGACGCAAAGTTTTGATCTCCCACCCAACTTAAGGAAGCAGCGGGGAGCCGATAAAGCCCGGAAAGATTCATATTCTGCCTTGGTTCTAGGTAACTGGGCCATGAATGTTTACTTCGATATGTTAGAGGATAATGGGTCTTCAGTTACAGAAACTTTCACCCCAATGTTTATTTCTTAACTTTTAAAAGTTAGAAAGTTACTTTTGGTGTAATATAATTATACAATGGCTAGGAAGTATACAAAAAAATCTGATTACTGGAAAAAATTCCAAAGCAACAATAGTTTGCAGCAATTATCTCAAGCTCGAAACACTGAAGAGTCTTACACTCCAGAGCTATTAGGTGAATCTTTTTACACCTCTGACGCTTCCTATAAAAAAGTGTCTAAAGCTAGGACTAACAGGGCGGGGACTACTAATTCCGCTAGAGTTAACTCTTCAGCTATGAGAACAACTATAGATAGGTTTTCTAGTATCCGTAAAGGGTTACTGCCTTATGAGTATGCCGGAGATGGAGTGAATGTCCGGGAAGGTATTGAACTTTGTCAAAAAGCTTATGCTAATGTCGCGGTGTTCAGAAATGCTATAGATGTTATGTCTGAGTTCGCAAACACAGAGATTTATCTAGAGGGCGGCTCTAAAAAAAGCAGGGAGTTCTTCCAGCAGTTTTTCAAACGTATTAATTTACAAAATTTAAAAGATCAGTATTTCCGTGAATACTACCGCAGCGGTAATATCTTTCTTTATCGGTTTGACGGAGAGTTTGAAGCTGAAGATTACGCCCGGTTAATGAATCAGGTTGGAGCTATCAACCCAACAGCAAACAAAATACCAGTAAAGTATGTTGTCCTTAACCCTTTCGATATCGTATCTAAAAGGGCTACGACATTCAATGTCGGGGCATATGAGAAAGTTCTTTCTGAGTATGAGCTTTCTAGATTACAAAACCCCGCTACAGAGGAAGACCAATTAGTTTATGATGCTTTAGATCCTGAAATGAAGAAGCTTGTGAAAGATGGTTCTTATTATACAGATGGTATTAAAGTCGAGTTAGATCCTAAGCGTCTGAGCTTTTCATTCTACAAGAAACAAGATTATGAGCCGTTTGCTATACCATTTGGTTATCCAGTTTTAGAAGACATCAACGCTAAGCTTGAGCTTAAGAAGATGGACCAAGCAATTACTCGTACCGTGGAGAATGTTATACTTCTTATCACTATGGGTGCTGAACCTGATAAAGGAGGCGTTAATGCTAATAACATCAATGCTATGCAACATTTATTTAAAAATGAGAGTGTTGGCCGAGTCTTAGTTTCTGACCATACGACAAAAGCTGATTTTGTTATCCCAGATCTTAATAAAGTTCTGGGGCCAGCTAAATATCAAATACTCAATGAGGATATCAAGCAAGGTCTTCAGAATATTGTTGTCGGGGATGAAAAATATAATTCTACTCAAGTCAAAGCTCAAATATTCATTGACCGCCTCAAAGAGGCTAGGAACTGCTTCTTGAATGATTTCTTACAAAAAGAAATAAAAAGAATCGCTAATAGTTTAGGTTTTAAATCATATCCGACCGCAACCATGAAGGATATTGATATGAGAGATGAGACGCAGCTTATGCGTGTATCTACCCGCCTTATGGAGCTTGGAATTCTTACACCTCAACAAGGTATGCAGATGTTCCACAATGGTCAGTTCCCAAATGCCGAAGATATAGCTCCTGCACAAAGCAGGTTTATCGAACAGCGTAAAGAAGGCTTCTATAACCCTATCGTTGGAGGTGTTCCAATGATAGAAGACGAGATCTCTGAAAAGTCTCAAACCCCTGAAGCTGCGGGTAGACCTCATGGTACTACAACAGTAGAGAAAGATAAGGTATCTAATGCTGAATATTCCAGAAGCGATATCCAAAATACTATTTACTCTATAGAAGCTTTTAATTCTTTGGCTACAGACAGTGCTAAAGAAAAATTTGGAGAAACTTTAAATGAGCAACAAGAAGAGATGGTCGCGAAACTTTGCGAGTCGATTATATGCTCTACAGAAAAGCAAAATTGGAACCAAACCTTAGAAGCTTGTATAGAAAATTTCGAACTTATCGAAGAATTAAATGTAATGAATGAAGTTTTAAGTGTAGCTAATAAGCATAACCTAGAAGTTTATCCATCAGCAATATTATATCACAGTCATGAAAATTGATCCAGAACAAATTGAAGTACCCCTTGAAAAAACTGTTAGTTTTAAAAATGGGGAAGCTGAAGTCTCAATCGCTAGTAAGTATAAAGGCTCAGAAGCGGGTTTATATAAATCTTATATGAGCATGTGTGCATCAGACGACAAAGCCCTTACCGATACCGAAGGTATGGATAAAAACTCCACCTACGCCGCTTGTGCTGTAAAATACGACAAAATGCGAGCTATGATGACGGAAGAAGGTAAAGGAGAATTAACTGATAAACAGAAAAAACTTCCACCCGCTATCCAGAAAGCTATTTTAGAGAAAATGAAAAAAGATGGCAAACTTAGCAAAGAAGAGTCTGAAGCAGCTATTAAAAAGCTCTTATCAAAAGATGATAAAAAAGAGTCTGATCCAAAGGGTGAAAAAATTGATGTCAAGGAAGGATAAAATGCCTTATAAGTATACAACCTCTTTTGAATCTGAAATATTCGCTCATCAAATTAATGATGAGTTTATCTCTGAGGCTTCGCTAAGCGAACTCTCTTCTCTTGTCCCAAAAGACATAGACTTTGAAAAAAACGTTGATTTGCTAGGTGTTTCTTTTAACGCTGCAGTTGTTAATGTTTTTAATAGGAATGGTGATGGTATTGATTCTAGCACAGCCTTAAAATACAACGATCAATTTATACATAAGCCCACAAACATAGAGCATAACAAAGATAAGATTGTTGGGCATATTGTGACTGCTGGATTTAGTGAGTATGGATCTAATAAAATATTATCTAATGATAAAATAGAAAATAAAAAAGATCCTTTTAATATAGCTTTAGGAGCTGTTGTTTATCGTTCGGCTAACAAATCTTTTGCGGAACTTATAGAAAAATCTACTGATCCCGAAGATAAATCATACTATAAAAAAATATCTGCAAGCTGGGAAGTTGGATTTTCTAATTATGTGTTAGCTGTCGGCAGTGACAAACTGAGTGAAGCTACTATAGTTGAAGATCCAAGAGAAATTAAAAAATTAAATGGATGCTTAAAAGCATATGGAGGGTCTGGGAAGACTGAAAAAGGTGAACCTGTATACCGATTAATCACCGGAAAGATATATCCTTTGGGTATTGGTTTCACTTCTAATCCCGCTGCTGATGTAAAAG